ACATGGTGGAGGGCCTGCCGCCGCTCCCAGACCGTGACCTGCAGCGACTCGCGCGCGAACTGCGCATGGTGCCCGACGGGCATCGCGAGGAGGCGCTCCAGGTGGCGTGGGTCGCCTGCCTGGAGGGAGGCGACCCGCGCCGCGCGGTCAACACGTGGTGGCGCAGGGAGCTCCGCCACCGCGCGCGCCATGAGCAGCCACGTACCGACCGACGCCGAACTTGATGAGCAGCTTCGCCAGGCGGCGGCGCAGCCCGCCGAGGCGTCGAACGAGAGTGGATCGGTCAAGCAGCACAGCCTTCGGGACCGCATCGCGCTCGCGAGGCATCTCGCCTCGACGAGCGTGGTCAACCCGTTCAGGTGCGTGCGGAGCTACCGCACGAGCCCCGCGGGCGCGAGCGGAGTCGTGGGGGGGCCAAATGGCTAGGACCACGCGGCGGGCAGCAAGGCGGGGCCGATCAGGGAAGGCGCCAGGAATGCTCCTGGTCAGCGAGGACGAGCTTAGCGGTCTCGTGATGCGCCTTCGGCGTGCGCGGATCGCGGCGCGCTACGACGCGGCGCAGACCACGCCGGAGAATCGCCGTCACTGGGCGATGGCCGACGCGCTCGGCCCGGACGCGTCGAACAGCGCGGCGGTGCGCAGGCTGCTGCGGGAGCGCTCGCGGCTCGAGTGCGCGAACAACTGCTATGCGGCCGGGGCGCTGCAGTCGCTGGGGAACGACATCGTCGGGACTGGCCCGCGCCTCCTGGTGCGCGCCGGTGATCGGGCGGTGGCCAGGCGCATCGAGCAGGCATTCGCGCGCTGGGCGCGCGCGACGAGGCTGACGGTCAAGCTGCAGACGATGGTGAAGGCGCGCGTGAGGGACGGAGAGGCCTTTGGCCTCCTCGTGAACAACACGCGGCTGCGCAGCGAGGTGCTCCTCGACATGCGCCTCATCGAGGCCGACATGGTGCGCGCGCCAACAGGTCGCCAGGACGGGCCGTTGTTCGTCGATGGCGTCGAGTACGACGAGGCGTGGAATCCCGTCAAGTACTGGGTGCTCGACCAGCATCCAGGCGAGGCGATCGGCCAGCCGGTGGCGAAGGAGTACGACGCCTCCGTGGTGGTGCACACGTACCGCGAGGACCGCCCCGGCCAGAGCCGCGGGGTGCCGGAACTGACTCCAGCGCTCGGACTCTTCGCGCTCCTCCGGCAGTTCATCCTGGCCACTGTCCGCGCGGCCGACCATGCCGCCGATTACGCGGCGGTCATGCATACGACGCTTCCGACGGTCGAGGCTGCGGAGGTGTATGGCACGGACACGCTCGACATCGAGCGTGGAACCGTGAGCGCGCTGCCAGAGGGCTGGTCGCTGACGCAGCTCGAGGCGCGGCACCCGAACGCGAGTTTTCGCGAGTTCAAGGGCGAGATCCTCGACGAGATTGGTCGCGCCCTCCAGATGCCATCGAACATCATCCGCGGAAATAGCGCGGGATACAACTATGCCTCCGGACGCCTCGACCACCAGGTTTACCGGCGCAACATCGCGGTGTACCGGGCCGACATCGAGCGGTCGGTCCTCGACGAGATCCTCGCGGCATGGGTGCGCGAGGCCAGTCTCGTCGGGATCATTCCCGCGGAGATGCGGGACTCGCTCGAGATCCCGCACGAATGGTTGTGGCCAGGCTTCCTGCACGTGGACCCGAACAAGGAGGCGATGGCGCAGGAGCGCCGCCTGGCCAACCACACCAGCACGCTCGCGGACGAGCTCGCGCTGATGGAGACGCCGCGGAGTCTCGACGAGGTGCTCGAACAGCGCGCGTACGAGCTGCGGCGCATGCGCGAGCTTGGCCTGCCGCCCGCAAGTCCGGGCGCGGCCGTAGACACCGCCGACACGCCAGACCCGGAGGAGGATCACGCGCATGCCACGTAGCCGTCCGATCAACGAGTCCGCATGTCCGCCGCGCTGCAGCGCGAGCCTCCGCATCGGCGGAGGGCTCGGCTCGGTGACGCTGTCGGCCGCGGCCGCGGCGGATGGCGAGGCCACGAAGCTCCCAACGATTCAGATGGCCGCGTACAACGGCGGAGCGATGGACGTGGGATGGAGCTTGCCGGTCGTGATTGATTTGCGCGGCCTGGACATCAGCGGCCGATCGCGGCCGCTCCTCAAGGATCACGATGCAGGCCAGGTCGTGGGACACACCACCGACGTGCGCAAGGTCGATGGCCGCTCGCTCATGCTCGATGGCGTGGTGAGCGGGACGGGACCGGCCGCGCGCGAGGTTGTCGCGAACGCGGGCAACGGGTTTCCGTGGCAGGCCAGCGTCGGGGTCGCGACACGCAACTACGAGTACGTGAGGGAGGGCTCGACCGCGAACGCCAACGGACAGGAGTTCGCGGGGCCGCTCTACATCGTTCGCAAGGGGGTCCTCGCCGAGGTGTCCGTCGTGGCGATCGGCGCTGATTCCACCACCCACACGAGCATCGCAGCTCGCAATCACAATCAGGGAGAGACTGACATGGACTTCGACGCATGGATCGAGGCGAAGGGCTTCGACTCCGACACCATCACCGACGAGCAGCGCGTGACGCTGAAGGCAGCCTTCGACGCCGAGCAGGAGACCGGCGAGCCCGCCGGGGCCGACCCGGTCCTTGAGTTCCGCAAGGCGCAGGCCGCCGAGACTAGGCGCATCGCCGACATCCGCGCCAAGTGCGCGGGGGCGCACTCCGAGATCGAGGCCAGGGCGATCGCCGACGGCTGGACCGTGGAGGCGGCCGAACTGGCCGTGCTCCGCGCGGAGCGGGCAAAGGCCCCGCAGGCGCCCGCAGGGCATGCTCGCGGTGGCGGCGCCCCGGCGATCCGGGCGCGCGCCATCACCGCATCGCTCGCGATGCGCGCCGGCGTGCCCGAGGAGAGTGTCGCCAAGGAGCGGGGCATGACCGACCAGGTCATGGAGGCCGCGCTCTCGCGCGACGTGCGACGCATCGGCCTGCACGGATTGATGCACGAGTGCATCCAGGCGGCCGGCGGACATGCGCCGTACGGACAGGTTGACAGCGACTTCATCCGCGCCGCGTTCGAGGCGAACCAGAGGCTGATCGCGAGCGGCGGGTTCAGCGGGCTGAGTCTGACCAACATTCTCGGCGCCGTCGCGAACAAGGTCGCGCTCAACGCATTCGAGAGCATCGAGATGGTGGCGACCAGGTTCGCGCACCTGCATGACGCCAGCGACTTCAAGACATACACCGTGTGCCGCCTGATGGAGAACGGCAGCTTCCAGAAGGTCGGTCCGGGCGGCGAGCTGAAGCACGGCAGCTTCAGCGAGGACGCCTACACGAACAGAGTCGAGACGCGTGGCCAGATCCTGACTCTCACGCGGCAGGACATCATCAACGACGATCTCGGGCTGTTCGCGCGGATCATGGGGGCGCTCGGGCGGAACGCCGCCCTCGCGCTCGAGACCGATGCGTTCACGGAGTTGATGGCGAACACGGGCAGCTTCTTCTCGAGCGGAAACGGGAACTACATCAGCGGCTCCGGCACGGTGCTCGGCATCGACGGATTCACGCAGCTCGAGCAGAAGATGCTCGACATGAAGGACTCGTCTGGCAAGCCGATCCTGATGACGCCGAAGAAGCTGGTGGTTCCGACGTCCCTGAAGGTCACGGCGGATCTCCTGATGAAGGAGCTGCGGGTCAACGAGACCACGACCGCGGACAAGGGCAGGCCGGCCGCGAACCCCCACGCGGGCAAGTGCGAGGTCCTCGCGAGCCCGTTCATCAACTCGGCGGCCATCACTGGCAACTCGAGCACGGCGTGGTTCCTGTTCGGCGACCCGGACGTGGCACCGGCGCTGCAGATCGCGTACCTGCGCGGCCAGCGGACGCCGACGATCGAGTCCGGCGACACGGACTTCGACACGCTCGGCATGAGCTGGCGCGGCTACTTCGATTTCAAGGCGAAGCTCATGGACCCGCGCGGCGCGTGCATGAGCAAGGGTGCCGCCTGATTCCTCCTGGTGTCCGGGGCTGGCGAGACGCCAGTCCCGGACACCGTTCACCAGCACAGCACTCGGAGACACACACATGGGCAACTTCATCCAGCATGGCGACACGATCGACCACACGCCGGGATCCGCGGTCACCGCGGGAACCTGCATCCTCCTCGGCACCGTGGTCGGATTTCCCGAGCGCGACATCGCCGCGAACACGCTCGGCTCGCTCCGCCTGCGCGGCGTGATCTCGCACGCGAAGGCCGCGAGCCAGGCGTGGACCGTCGGAGCGAAGGTCTATTGGGACGACACCAACAAGGTGTTCACCACGACCTCCTCCGGCAACACGCTCGCGGGCATCGCGGTGGAGGCCGTCGGATCCGGCGCCGGCGAGACCACCGGCAAGGTGCGGATCAACGACGTGAACTAATCGGAGGCACCACCGTGGCCGACCTCATCGAGCAGGGCGCTCGGTTCCTCTCCGACATGCGCGCGATGCACATGTCGCGGGACGTGACCTACGCGCCCGTCTCGGGAGGATCGGTCACGGTGGTCGCATCGATCGGCAGGACGGTGTTCGAGGTCGAGGGCGCGACCGGAATCCTCCAGCGCACCGAGAGCCGCGACTACGTCGTGTCGGCAGACGCGGTCGGGTGCGATCCCATGCGTGGCGACCTGATCACCGAGCAGGTCGGCGAGAGCCGGATGGTCTACGAGGTCTCGGCGCCACCGGGAGAGCCCGTCTGGCGATGGGGCGATGCGCATCGGACTTGCCGCCGGGTCCACACCAGGTACCTCCGCACGGAGATGGACGACTGATGGACACGAACACGATGGTCGGCCTGCTGCAGCTCGTGGTCATGATGATCGCCGTCGCGAAGCTCTTCGCGATGGTCGGGAGGCGTGACGCGGAGCTGGCGCGCGCGACCAGCGACCTGGAGAAGCTCGGGCTGATCGTGACCGACCTGGCCAAGGCGCAGGTGGCAAACTCCTGCGTGGATGGATCGCACGGCGAACAACTGAGAGACATCTCGCGCCGGCTCGAGCGCCTCGAGCGTGAGCGGGTGCCGCGGTGACGATGCGCGCGCTGGCCCTCTGCGACCTGGTCGCCGATGCGATCAACGACGCCGACGTGCTGCCGCACGGCGCGGTGGCCGCGCGCCGCCTCTACGCCGAGTTCGACGCCCCGGCGGTGGCCGACGTCATGCAGGTCGTGGTGGTGCCAGGAGGCCGCACCTTCGATCCCGAGACTCGGGCCATGCTGGGGGAGACGATCGAGGTCCAGATCGGATTCCGGGTGCGGGCGGAGTCCGACGAGGACATGGAGGATGCCGGCTCGGTCGTGGACGCGGTGATGGACGCCGTTGCGAACGTCGAGCTCGGCGACTGGGGCTTCGTCGGCGCCGAGTCCGACACGCCGTACGACCACGCGCTGTACCGCGAGCAGCGCCTGTTCGCGACCGTGGCGAAGATCTCATACCGGAGGCTGGCATGAGCTACGAGACATTGATCCGCACGCTGCGCGGCGACGACAGCGCGATGTTCCCAGCGAACATCACCGCCAACACGACGATGACGGAGCTGGTGGCGCGCGCCGCGGAGCCCTCGATCGGCGTGATGCACGCGAACGAGGTGGCGATCGTCGGCGCGGCCCCGAACTGGATGAACGTGCAGATGTACAGCGAGTCCGGCGCTTCCCTGGACGTGCGCGTGTTCGGGTTCACGTGGTGCGCGGCTGTCGGGCTGTGGAGCGTGCGCGCGCTGCTCCAGTTCCGCGCGACGATGCACACGGTTGGGCCCGGCTCCAACCTGTTCCTTGGCGACACGCTGTTCCCGGCGCTTACGCACGTCATCAACCTGAACAACTCGAACGCGAAGGCGCTCGACGGGAGCGCGGCCTACAAGATTCCCGGCTCGATCAGCTTCGACACGCACGGCCTGAAGTACGTGGGCTTCGGCATCAATCGGGTCTCCGGCACGCCGAAGGCGAACGGACTGGTGAGCGTGTACTGATGATCCGGACGCGCACATGGCCATGCTCGCTGATCGGGTCGCGTGGAACGCGTGGCCGGATGCAGTCGCTCGTCGGCGGTGCGCTGCCGCTGTTCGCGTTCACGTTCGGGGCCACGGTCCCGAGCCCGTGGTCGTTCGCGCGCGGTGGATCGGCGCAGTACGTGCAGGGCGCGACAGGACACCTCACGCTCCTCGGCGCGGACGCGCCTGGCGTGGATCACTGGTGGGATGGATCTGTGTTCGCCCCGCGTGGACTTCTGATTGAGCCGGCCAGCACAAACCTCCTGACGCGCTCAAACACGTTCATCACCGCGGCGTGGACCAAGTTGAACTGCGTGGCATCCGCGCCAGCATCGAGCGCCCGTATCACCACCGACCAGTTCGGCAACACCACTGGCTCGTTTGCGCACAACGTCCTGACCGAGACGGCTGATCCGGGTCAGCACGGAATCCAACGATCATTCACGCCGGCGGCCAGCACCGCGCACACCTTCAGCGTGTTTGCCGGGCTCCCCACCGGCATCCCCGCGCGCGACCGCATCACGCTCGTCCTCCCGGCGACCGGTTGGGGCTCCGAGCAGACCGCCACATTCCGGCTCGACACGGGCGCAGTCGTGTCCACCACTGGCGGCTGCACGGCCTACATCGAGCGATGGGGGCCGAGTGCTGGTACAGACCACTGGTCCCGATGCTGCATCACGGCGACGTCGGGCGGGTCGCCGACACCAGGCAGCATCCAGATCCTCGCCAATGACGGATCGGGCACCACCTATGACGGTGATGGGGTCTCCATCACCATCATTGGATGCGCGCAGATGGAGGCGCTCGGGTGCGCGACCACGTGGATCAACGCGGACTCCACGACTGTGACGCGCGCCCAGGGCGCGCTGAACAACCTCTCGATGCCCGGCACATGGTGCCCGACGACGCCGACGACATGGGTGGCTCGCATGGGCCTCCGCCGCATGGCCAACGGCGGCACCGCGTGGCCGCTGTACGCGACCGAGGCGACGTTCAACGACGCGCGCATCCTGCGCGCCGTTGACCAGTCCGGCGCGGGCTGGCGACTGCGCGCGTCCAACTCCCAGCCGTCAACGGACTACGACCAGACCGTCGCGCAGACGGTGCCGTACGGCTCGCTCGTGCGCGTGGCGAACCGCTGGCGCGGCAACGACTGCAACGCGGCCTGCGACGGCGTTCTTGGCACCACGGACGCGTCGGTGGTGCTGACCAGCACCCTCACGCGCTTCTACATCGGGGTGACGCCTCCGGCGAGCGGACTGTGGATCCGATCCCTCGACATCTACGGCGAGGGGTTCGGGGACGCCGAACTTCGGGAGGCATCCCGATGAGCGCGTACCACGACCACTACCTGCGCTGCGCGACGCGGGCCGACACGGACGCGGCCATCGCCGCCGCCGGGCTCACGGACGCGCTCCGCGACGGCCTCGCGTGGCTCGACCACGTCGGACCCGTCGGAGACGACACGCGCCACCACGCGAACCTGCGGACGGCTGCTCCGCTGTCCGTCGAGCAGGTTGCGACGCTCCCCATCATCGAACCACCGTTCACGCCATCGAGGGCGTGGGCATAGCGCACAGGAGGATCCACATGGCAAGGCTTGGAGTCAATGCGGTTCTGAAGATCGGCGACGCCGGCTCGACCGCGAGCACCGAGGTCGCGCGGGTCGAGGACGTCAACGTCGAGTACCAGGCAGACGATCTCGACGGGTCCACCAGGGCCGGCGGAGGCTGGAAGTCATGGGAGCCCGGGTTGCTCGACGCGTCGATCAGCTTCAGTTTGATCTGCGACGAGAACTACGAGCCCTACGACACCATCCTCACGGCGTGGCGCGAGCGCACTCCGCTCGCGTTCCTCATCCTCTCGCGCTCCGGCGGCCAGGGGCTCAACGCGGACTTCGTCGTGACCAGCGTCAGCGAGCCGCAGCCGGTCCGCGACCTGATCAAGACGACCGTCACGATCAAGGTCAACACCGGCGAGCGGGTGCCCACGTGGTACACCGGCGGCGGTGGTGGCGGAGGTGGTGGCGGAGGTGGTGGCTGATGCGCGAGTTCACGGATGCGCATGGCCGCACATGGCGGATCGAGATGAACGTCACCTCCGCCAAGCGCGTCAAGGCGCTGGCGGGGGTGGACTTCCTCGCCATCCATCGCGGCGAGCTCGCATGCGTCTCACAGCTGCAGGATGTGGAGACGCTCTGCGACACGCTGCATGCGCTCTGCGAGCCGCAGGCGCGCGCGGCTGGGATCGGCGCCGAGGCGTTCGGCGAGGGGCTCGCTGGCGATGTGATCGACGCCGCCTCCACGGCGCTTCTGGAGGAGATCGTGGTTTTTACCCGGAACCCGCGGATGCGGGCCGCGATCGAGCGGGTTCTGGCGACGGCGAGGATGGCGGCCTCGATACGGATGGACCAGGTGGAGGCGAGGTTGGCGTCGGCGATGGAGCATGTGCTCGCGGAGGCGGCCTCTGGCCTGCCGTCTGGCGATGCGCGGGCATCCTCGGGATCGACCCCGGACCGTTCACCCTCCGCGAGCTGAGCGAGATGGCCGACGCGGCCATCGAGGAGCGATGGACACACACAGCCTCCATCATGGCGCTGCTGGCGAACGTGCACCGGACGAAGGGGCGGGCGTTCGCCGTGGAGGACTTCATGCCGCGCCGGCCCGAGCCGGTCAGGCAGCACGACATCTCCGTGCTGCGCGACATCTTCTGTCGGCGGGGCTCCTGAGCCTGGCGCTCGGATGCTCAGCCACGGAGGACATCGCCAGGCGCGCGACGGCGATCGGCGCCCTCGCGCGCGAGGACCGTCAGGCATGGGCCGATCTGGCCGACCGCGAGCCGGGAGCGTCCGTGGCCGGTGTGCGGCGCGCGGACGCCATCATGGATCAGGTCGGCGGAATCCACGGGGCGGTAACCCAGACGCGGGACAACAGCGTGTGGGACCGGATTGGCGGCCTGATCGAGACCGGCTTCTGGGCGCTTATCATCGTCGGCGGGTGCGTCGCAATCGTCTACATCGGCTCGCAGACTGGGCTCCTGGCGCTCGTCGGCGGGTGGATCAGGATCGTGACACCGGCCAAGAGGCGCGAGGCGAGCCTGATCGTTGACACACTCGACGACGGCAGCCCGGAGACCGTGCGCGAGCTGATCGCGGCGCGGCGCGCATCGGATCCCGTGCTCGATCGCGCGATCGAGGCGGAGAAGCAGCGCAGGCAGCGGCGGCCTGCACCATCGTCGCCGCGGAAGGAGAACCAGTCATGACCCCCGTCCTCGCCATCGAGTTCGGCGCCGGCCTCATCGTGGTCGGCGTGCTCGCAGTGGCCAGCGTCGGCCTGTACCTCGTCGCCAAGCGCAAGGGCTGGATCTGAGCTCATGATCCAGGTCACCCTGAGGGAGGCGAAGGGCAGCTTCTTTGACCGCCAGATGGTGGTCTCGGCCGTGGATCGCGCGACGCACGCGGCGCTTCGCAAGGGCGGCGCGTACATCCGCGCCATCATGCGGAACCTGATCCGCTCCGCCGGTCGAGACGGGCGCGCCTCGATGCCGGGACAGCCGCCGCGGTCGCAGACCGGGCGGCTCAAGGACCACATCGTGTTCGTGCAGACGACGGGAACCTTCGGGGGCCAGGGGGTCTGGATCGGGCCGGCGTTGCTCGATCGTGGCAATGGCGCCCCGGAGACCCTCGAGTACGGAGGCGTAGTCCGCCTCCCACGTGGCGCGCTCATGCGTTCGGCACGGACTGGCCGCGTCCATCCCGGTCCGGCGCGGACGATTCGCATCGCGCCGCGCCCGTACCTCGGGCCGGCCCTTGATCGCGCCATCGCGAGCGGCAAGCTGCCAGACATGTGGCGCAATGCGGCGCTCGGAGGCGGGCGATGACCAGCGGCCGAAAGGCTGGCCGCGCGTACGTCGAGCTCGGCGTAGACGACCAGATGACCAGGGGCCTCCAGCGGGCCCAGGCGAAGCTGCGCGCGTTTGGCGACGGCCTGAAGGCGATCGGCGGCGGCCTGCTTGCGGTCGGCGGCGGCACGGTCGCCGCGCTGACGGGCGCGGCCGCCGCGTTCGCGACGCACGGCAGCGCCGTGCTCGACATGTCTCGGCGCACCGGTGTCGCGGTGGAGGCGCTGCAGGCGCTCCAATACGCCGCGGCGCAGGATGGCGTGGAGATCGGCGCGCTGGAGTCAGGACTTCGCCGCATGCAGAAGACGGCGTTCGAGGCCGCGAACGGCTCCGAGTCCGCGGCGGAGGCGCTCGAACTGCTCGGGGTCCGCGCGGAGGACCTTCTCACACTGCGTCCCGAGGAGCAGTTCGCGCTGCTCGGCGACCGCATCGCGAGGATCGAGGACCCCGCGATGAAGGCCGGCGTCGCGATGGAGGTGTTCGGGCGCGGTGGCACGGCGCTCCTGCCGATGCTGAAGGACGGCGCGACCGGACTGGCCGACATGACGCGCGAGGCGCGCGACCTGAACATAGTCATGAGCGCCGCGGATGCGCATTCCGCGCATGCACTCGGGGACGCGTGGACGCGCGCCAAGGCGGCTGGAGCCGGTCTGCTGGACTCGATCGGTGCGGCACTGGCGCCGATGCTGACTGACATCGCGAACGCATTCGCGCGGGCGGTCGCCGCGGCGATCCAGTTCGTTCGCGACAACCAGGACCTGATCGTGACGGTGTTCAAGGTCGGCGCGGTGGTTGCGGCCGCCGGTGCCGCGCTCATGACGGCTGGCACGGCGGTCGTGGCGGTCGGAGCGCTGCTTGGCGGGCTTGCGGCCGCATTCAGCGCGGTCGTGGGCGTGGTCGGCGCTCTCGGCGCCGTGCTCGGTGCGTTGCTTAGTCCCGTCGGTCTGGTGGTGGCCGGAGTGATCGCGTCCGCTGGCGCGCTGGTGTACTTCTCCGGCGCGGCGGAGAAGACGATGGGCTACGCCGCCGAGCAGTTCGAGGCCCTGAAGGAGGACGGCACGGATGCGCTCGCTGGCATCCGCGATGCGCTCATGGCTGGCGACATCAAGATGGCGGCGGAGATCATGTGGCAGGGGGTGCGGATAGTCTGGATCCGATTCACATCGGGGCTGTCCAAGATGTGGACCAACTGGGTGCACGACATGGCGGGCGCGCTGAGCGTGATCGCCAGCACCGCCGCCGAAGTCTTCGACCAGGCCACCACCACGGGCGCGGACTGGATCACGCAGGCATCCCATGCGCTCGGCGTCAACGGACTCGTGCTCGGCGTGGACCTCAACGACTCCGAGGTCTCGCAGGCGTCCGATGCGCTGAGGCGGGCGCAAGACCAGCGCAGCAAGGACCGCGAGCAGGCGTTGCAGGATCAGATCGCCGCCATCGAGGCGAGCCGCCAGGCGGAGCTCGACGCCGCCGACAAGGAGCTCGCCGACGCGCGCGCGCGGTTGAAGGACCTGGCCGCGCAGGCGGCGAACGCACGCGAGCGCAAGGAGCGGCGGAGCCCGGGCGACACCCCGACCATGGATCCGATCGGGGTCGCGCTTGCCGGGGTGCCCGCCGCCGTCGAGGCGGCCATGACCCGCATCGCGACTGGAGGCACGTTCAACGCGTCGGCGCTGCAGAGCCTGCAGGCGTCGAGCAACCCCATCCAGCGCGTGGCGAAGGCCACGGAGCGGACCGCGGAGAACACGACACGCCTCGTCGGCATGGCCCGGCAGGGCGGCGTCGTGTTCGAGGAGTAGACACATGGCGATCACGCTGCATGAGCGCTACGACTCCCCACGCCGCACGGTGGATCAGAACGGCGAGGTCGAGACTCGGCACTGGGCGAAGGGGAGCGACGACGATCAGGAGATCCTCGACCACGCGCTCGATCATCTGCCATCGGTGCACTCCGATCTGCCGCGGCAACAAGTCGTGGTCGAGCCGCTCGGCGGCGGCATGTGGGATATTGTCGCGCGCTACGCGCCGAACTCGCAGTCGGCGCAGCCGCCCATCCCGCCCCCTGAGGTCGGCGACAGCGAGTTCAGCTTCGACACCAGCGGCGGCACCCAGCACATCACACAGGCAATCGAGACGGTCGGCGTGTACCCCGATCCGGCGATCGGCGTGGCGTCCGACTGGCAGGGCGCCATCGGGGTCACCGACGATGGCGTCGAGGGCGTGGACATCCTCGTCCCGCAGCTCGCCTACGAGGAGACACACCAGATCGCGCACGCGACGGTCGTTGGCGGCATGGTCGGGGTGATCCACAGCCTCACCGCCAAGGTGAACAATGCGACCTTCAAGGGGTTCGCGGCCGGCGAGCTGCTGTTCGTCGGCGCGCGCGGCCGGCGCCGGAAGTCCGAGGGCTTCTGGACGATCACCTTCATGTTCACCGCGTCGAGGAACGCGACAAGTCTCGTGGTCGGGCCGATCACCGTCGCAGGCAAGGACGGATGGGACTACCTTGACACGCAGTACGAGGCTGCAGAGGACGAGACCGCGAGCATGCTGGTGCGCAGGCCGGTGTGCGCGCGAGTGCACAGGGTCTACGAGCGCGCGGACTTCTCCGCGCTGGGGATCTGATCGTGCGCAGGGCGCGTGCAGGCGAGCGGCTGCGCATCAGCGCGAGCGACTGGAACACGCTGGCCGACCTTGCGGAGCGCGAAGGCCGGCTGCGCGGCGCGACTGGCGCAAGCGAGATGGTCTCGGCGATCAACCGCCAGTCGCAGATCCTCGTGCGCAACAACGGCGAGGATCCGGTCGGGCGGTTTGGAGTGCTCTCGTGCGGGGCGCCAATCATCGGGCCGGACGTCAACCTCAACGAGTTCGTGAACCGCCCGGCGCTCGAGGGACATGCGCCGCTCGGCCGCGCCGGCCCACGCCCCGTGCTCGTTGCGCAGGCCCCGATCCGACCAGGCCGGATCGGCCTGTGCGCCATCTCGGGCGTGACGGTGGCTGCAGTGCGCGTCGTGGACGAGCGCCACCGATACGCTGACACCGCCGATGGCGATCTGACGCTCGTATCCACATGGAGTGGGCCAGTGCGGATCATCAGTATCGGCGATTCCGCGCCGGAGGACGGGCCCGACATCCGCGCGGCGCTGGTGGCCTTCGGGCGCGGACCCGACCACTTCGAGGCGGTGGTCAGCGACGCTCCCGAGCAGAGGCTCGGAGTGTGGCAGTGGGACTACCCGTTCCTCGAGGTCGTGCGCAAGGGAGACGGCACGGAGCTCTCTGGCGCCGGCGGCCTGCGGACCGGACGCGCATACAACCCGATCGAGGCATGGAACAGCGTCGGCATCCGCATCGCCCCGGGAGTGTTGGCGAGCGACTACCCGACCGCGACGCTCGACTGCCTGCCGATCCCGCAGGGCACGCCGATCGTGATCACGGAGGTCTGGCCGGTGGATTGGGAGCCGGGGGACGACCCGCTCTATCGCATCGACATCCCGAACGCGCCGAAGGTCGTGTGCGCATGAGCACCGCGGCGATCATGACCGCGTCGTGCTGCTGCGGAGGCGCGCCCATCGACTCGTGCCTCACCTGCCTTCAGATGGTGTGGGGCGAGGAGATCGAGTCCGTCTGCTGCCGGTCGCGCACCGAGGACATCGTGCTCAAGATCGAGCGCCCGGCGTTCGCCGTCTCGAACTGCCTCAGCGTCCCGACCAACCCTCCGACCGCCTGCCCCGGCGACGTGACGCTGACGCTCTCGTACGCGGAGCGCGACCCGCTCGCGGCCGTCTACAAGTTCTCGCGCTGCCGCTGGCGGTGCATCCATCCCGTCGAGGTCGGGATGGTGTGCGACCCGTGCGCGCCGGACCCGTCGGCCGGGTACGCGTTCAAGTGCGGATCCGCCATGAGCATCTTCGGATCGGCGGACCCGTTCTCGCCATGCCCGGCGAACCGATGGAGCGTCTGGCGCGACGCGTGGTGCCGGGCCAATGGCGCGGCGTGGTGGGCCGACATCATGTGCTACAACGGCGGCGCGGCCATCCCAAACGCGGACTGGCCCGACTCGCCGACGGTGTTCGCGGCGGGCGAGTGCTCGCGCGGCGCGAACGATGGTGTCTCCTACCGCCTCTGCGACTACTATCTCTGCACGATCCACCGGGAGATCGTGTGGGAGCGCGGCTGCGCTTCCGGCGGGTTCGGAGAGGGCGACCTGTCGCTCGACTGCATCACGCCGGAGCGCGTCGTGTTCATGGGCGGCGGGACTCCGATCTTCGAGATGGACCTTTTGAGCGCGGCCGACTCGGCCACATGGGGATCGGCGGCTCTGTCGCTCGCCGACGCTGAGGCGTTCATTTGCCAGATCCGGGCCGGCTCATGCCCCGGCGACGCGCTCATGGACCGCGTGCTCGCGCATCCGGCGCTCATGCTCTCAACGCGCGACTGGCGCGCCGCACAGACAGACGCCGACGCCGCCAACGCCATCTCGTTTCCTTCGGAGTACTCCGGGTGCGTCCCGCAGACCGACACGCTCGGTCCGTCTCGTCATGCCTGCTGGCCGGCCATCCGAGCGGAACTCATGCCGTCCGAGGTCGCGGCGCTCCAGCCGGACTGCCTGCCGACGCCGACGGCGCCGATGATCGCCGATCCAGCATGGCGGCGGACGAGATACGCCTACCTGCGGACCCGTCCCGGAGCGTGGTACTGGGAGTGCGCCAATGAGTCCGCATGCAATGATGGCCCGTGGGCGGGCCAGTGCCTCCGGTTCGACGGCGCGCCCTTCGGGGCGCCATCGTGCAGCGCCGTTGGACCGTCCGGGTGCGGGTGCGACTGGACGGCGTGCATCTGCTCGGGCTCGTGCGACGCGTGCCCGCCGACGCTCGCGGCGAACATGTGCGCGACGCCCGCGGAGTGCTCCTACCTCATGGCCGCCGCGTCATGCGATGGTGTGTTGTTCGTGTTCGGGTACTCGTTCTGGTCGGACTGCCACCTCCGCTACACCTGCGTGGCGCAGCCTCCGGACTACGATTGCGACTTCGCGCTCGCGCAGGGCTGGCGGATGCCGGGCAGCAGGACGAATCGTGCATGGCTCTACCCCGTGCGCCCTGGATGCGAGGAGACGGGACCGAGCCCGTACGCCTGCGTCCCGCAGACCCCGGCGACGCTCGCGCCGCTCCTCGGCCGGATCGAGGCGGCGGCCCCGCTCGCGTTCCAGCACGGGCGCGTCATCTACATCGCCCTCGACGGCGGGAACTGCCCGGACGCGGGACGCCAATGCGACGAATGCCCGGAGGTCGGCACCGCCGACCGCATCCCGGCCAGCGTCACGGAGACGGCGCCATGCGGGACCTATGTGGCGGCGGTAGATCCGTGCGACGGAATCTGCTGGACGGCCGACCCGTGCGACGGCCCGTGCCCGCACTACGGAGCGGAGCTGCCCTGCTACTTGCCGCCGCCCGACCCGTGCCCATGACTGGCATCGGCCTCTCCGCGCACGATCCGAGCACGGCGCGCGGAGAGGCGCCACGGCATCGGTGCATCGTCGGAGCGGAGCCACACTCCGCCGTTGCGTGGTCCGCGCCGTTCGATCGCGCCGCGCCTCCCGAGCGCGTCGATATGATCGACCACGGCGGATTTGCAGATGCCGAGCGCAAGGCCTGTCGCATAGAATGCGCCAATGCTTCCTCCACCCAACGGCATCGGACCCGGAAGGGTCGTGGACCTCCGACGTCAAGTCATGACTAGTCAGGACTTGGCGGCGACTCCAGAGCCGCGCACCCTCGGGTGGGCTGTCCGTGGCGCGGTCGTAGCGGCGAAGGCCGTGATGGGATTCGGGGCGGCCCCGAAGGAGGTCGTGGCGGCGCGGCTGGCCATCTGCCGCGCATGCCCGAACGGTCGGGGCCGCGCGACCTGCCGCCTCTGCGGATGCGGGTATGCCCTGAAGGTTCGATTAGCCAGTGAACATTGCCCCGACAATCCTCCGCGATGGGGCGCGGTGGAATAATCGTCGCGCTAGAATCATGGCGTGGACCCCGAAGGCGATGAGAAGGCGATCCTGAGCGGCGCGGATGCGCTGCGCGTGATCCATGTCCGCAAGGACGCCCTACGCCTGTCCGCTCATGCCGTGGCGCGACGCGCCGCGAGCATGGGGGCCGTCTCAATGTCGCATGGCATGGAACTGATGGGTCGCGGCGGCAAGTCTCCTCGACTCGACACGATCGCTGGTCTGGCCGAACCGAATGACCCCGGCGCAGAGCCGGGACGCGCGCGCTCTACCAGTCCCGGACCGTCGTGACGGCGCCTGGCCCATCCGTCCCGCTCGATGTGCTGGCAGCCAGACGGGATGCCTGCGCGTCCTGCGACCAGCTCGGGCACGGGGAACGCGCGCGGTCGTGCGTGCTCAGGGCGAGGCAGCGCGACCCGGACGGGGCGTGCCCGCGCGGGCGGTGGCCCGCACCCTGAGTCCGAGCACGGCGAGACACTCGCCCGCGTGCTCCGCGCCGAGATCGGTCTCGCCGCGGAGCCATCGGAGGATGGCGTCACGACTGCACGTGAGGTCCTCGTGGTCGGCCAGCCAGGAGCGCGAGCGCTTCTGGCGCGCGATCTCGCCGACGACGATGGCACGCAGGTCACATGGCGAGCGCGTCATGCAGCGCCTCCCTCAGCCGGTCCGGATCGGCGAGCAGTGCGCGGCCGATGGCGAGGTCGAAGTCGGACGATCCACCGCCGCACCCGAGCGCGCGCGCGAGCCTGCGCGCGTCCCTGCGCGATCCTGTCGCCACGAGCAGCAGCAGTTGCGCCGCCCTCGCGGCCGGGAGCGGCTCAACCGGCTCCGACGATTGCGCCTGGTCGTGCATCACGGCGATGTACGAGCGCGCGACCTGGTCGGCGATGCGCTCGGGCACCCCGCGCATGATGCACTCGCGGTAGGTCATGCCTTCCGCGCGCTGAGCGCGCGGCACCATCGGCCCGCCAGGTGGCGCCCCCTGGCCGTCGGGCACCACATGCGCGCCGATGTCGAGCCCGCCAGGCGGGCCGCTGGCGGTGACCCACACGGAGTAGCGCGCGCTCACGGCAGGTAGACCTTCCCGGCGCGCGCCGGGCTCGTCGGCGCGTCGGCGGTGCGACTGGTGTACGGCTTAGGGGGACGCCACCCGAGCGCGTACGCGCGGTCGAGGATCGCCTCCTCGTGCACGCAGAGCCATGACACGCCATACGGGCGTGCACGCCAGTGCTCGTCCCACTCGGCGATCGGGACGAGGATCGCGCGCGGGATCGGCCCGGGCTGCTCGGGCATCGGCTCGTGCCCGAGCAGCGGAT